CGATCACGCGATCAACGGTGTCTTCCCAAGTCTCGAAGATGGTCCCCTCGTCATTCAGGGGACGGTTGTAGGTGCGGCGAGTGATGACCTGTGCGCGGGTCGATGGCGTCATGGTGTTCCTTAGAAGCTGTCAGACGATCCCACAAATGGGGCATCATCCTCAAATGGATTACTGTCGAGGACGAACAACGTCCCTGTCTCTGCGTCGTACCCGAGGTAGACGGTGAGGCCAGTGGCCTGTCCCGTGTAGCGATCCTTCAACACACGGAAGGTGGTCACCCCACGAAGACGCTCGTTGCTGTCCTGTTGGTTTCGCTCAAGGCCGAACATGAAGTGCGACCAGAAGCCGATGGCTCGGGAGCCTTTGAAGTGGCGGATCATCACCCGCCCACCTTCCTCATGGGGCTTCCCTTCGGGGGTGGCGAGGTGACTGATCAGGTGGATGATGACGCCAAGCTCTTGGGCAAGAGACGCCATTTCCTCCATGATCTTCTCAAGGCTCTCCCGTTCATTCGACGGGTCAGCCAGTGCTGTCAGGTGGTCGATGTAGATCAGCTTGATGCCAAGCGACACGGCCATGTATCGGATGCGGGACTCCACAACTTCCCAATCGGTTTCACCGAAGTGGTCGTAGAGGTGGACCTTGCCTTCCAGTTGGTCGATGGCATCGGACAGTTCATCGACTGTCCACCCTGCATCGGGGACGTGGAACCTTCGTCCAGCGATCTTGCCAGCGAGACGCTTTGCTGTCTCAGCGACGGGCTGTTCCAGATACACCACGCCGACTTGCATGTTCAGCTTGGTGACATCGAAGGCGATCTGTTGGGTGAACCAATCGGTCTTACCCACGCCAGTGCCAGCGCCGAAGGTGTAGATTTCCCCGAAGCGTCGGCCATAGGTGGCCTTGGTCAGGGCTTCGATCCACCACGGCAGACCCCAATCGACAGGCTTGAGTGCCTTGTCCTTGATGTCCCCGATGCTGACCACGCCATCAGGGCGATACAGCTTGGCCTCGAAGACAGCGACCGATAGCTCCTTCTCCCGGCCCGCCATGATCATCTCATTGGGGTCTTTGAGTGGGAGCGAGGCGATCTTGGCTTTGCCGGGAGGGAGCAGGGCAGCTACCTCTTGTGCCGCCTTCCGCCCCGGCTCGTCCATGTCGAACATGATGACCACTTCGTCATAGCTCGACACGAACTCGTAGGCTTTCTGGACGGACTTCTTCGCACCCGATGCACCGTTGGGAACGGACACGACGGGCCAGCGATTGCCGAACACCTGACTGACGGAGAGACAGTCGATCTCCCCCTCGGTGATGACCAGCCGCTTGCCACCATCCCGGCAGAGATGCTGGCCGAACAGTTGCGCTTCCTTGGTGTCACCGATGAAGCGGAACTCTTTGTTGGGCCACCTGATCTTCTGCGCCACGATGTTACCCGAGGCGTCACGATAGGCGGCGATCTGGACGGGGCTGTCCCCCATGCGTCCAGTGGTGTAACCAAACTTCTCACAGGTATCCTGAGAGATACCACGCTTGGTCAGGGGTTTGTATTCCCCGGCAGGGATCAGGTCAGACGACACGCGCTTCCTCTCTGTGTGCTGAGCCTCGCCATCGGCTGGCTCATAGTGGTGGCAACCGAAGCAGTAGGCATGGCCGTCAGAGTAGCGGGCGAGGTTGTCCCTCGACCCGCACTCAGGACACGGTTCCTTGCCAATGAAGGAACTGTCGTCGTCCATCAGTTCACCAGCGGCTGTCCCTTGAAGACTTCCAGCGCACCGTTGAACAACGTCGGATGTCCAGCGATGGCGGTTTCACGGATGTCTTCCGACAGGGCGGTGTAGGCACCAGCCAGTGCGAAGGTCAGCGTACCGATCATGTGGCGCGCACCCTTCTCAGACAGCAGCACCGCGATGAACTCGGCGTCATTCACGATGGCTTCGACCTCGGCTTCGGTCATGGTGTTCTGTTCGGTCAACGGTTGTCTCCTTCGCCCTTGATGACGTTGCGTTGCTGACGGTCGGTCAGCTTGTGGATGTTGGTGGTGGCGACCTGTTCAAGCGTCAGGCCCAGACGATGTGCAGTCATGGCGACGTACCAGAGGACATCCCCAAGTTCCTTCTCAAGAGAAGACCGCAACAGCGGATTGAGGAACGTCGCGGTGATCTTGTCGCCTTCGATCACATTGAGGTTTTGGTACTTCTCGTCGCCCCGGTGGTAACGCTTGAGAAGACCAGCGGCTTCACCCGCTTCTTCGACCAGACCGAACATCATGTGGTTCAGGTCGGTGTTGATGGCGAACTGTGCCGCCTGTTCCTGATAGGTGTTGAGGTTCACTTCGTTGCGATCCATGCGAGAATGAAGAAGGGGACGATGAACGTGAGGAAGACCACGACACCGATGATCAGCGGGGCGAACACCATCCACCACGCCAAGGCGGGGACGATGGACAGCTTGAGGACCATCAGGATGGCGGTGATTGCGAGGAGCCACGGCATGATCAGCGCCCCATGTAGAAGTAGCGGACGTAACGCTGACCCGTCAGGTCGCGCTTCCAGACCGGACGCACATCGAAACCCTCGGCCCGCAGTTCACTGATGCGCTTCGGCAGCGCACGGCAGCGGTAGAGGTTCTGTGCTTCCACGTTGGAGATCGACCGCTCACGCTTGAGGTGGTCACGGATCAGGTCTTTCATGGTCTTCCGGTTGACAGTCTGCGTCATCTTGCGTTCCTCATGATGTCTTCAAAGGTCATCCCTGTCGCAGCTTCGAGAGCGGCGATGCGGTAGTTGGCTGGATGCTCAAGGGTCCACTCCCGAGGTATGAAGCCATCGGCATATTGGAACCCATACTTGTCGCACCAGTCGGCGTAAGAGGTCTTCGAGGTCTTGGAGATTTTAGTCTTGGACCTTGAGAAGACGAACCGAACATCCAGATCAGGATGCTCGGCCTTGATCGCCTTGTGCTTCTGGCGGTCGTCCGTGATGAACCGTCCCTTGGTTTCAATGATGATCCCGTTGGGAAGGATGAAGTCAGGCGTGTAGCTGCGCTGCTTGAGCGGCGGCGTGTACTTGACCTTGGTCACCTCGAACAGGACAGGAAGTCCCAGACCGGAGAGTTGCTCCCCGATCCGGTCTTCAAGTCCACTGCGATACCCCTCGACGAGGCCGCGATCTTTAGAACTGGTCGTCTTCCGAACCACCAGCCGAACCGTTGTCGGTCGAGTCGGACTCGTCAGCGAAGGCGTCGTTGTCGTGTTCGTAGCCTTCTTCCTCACCGAACCCGTAGGCCGATGCGGACTTGCCACCACCCGACACCAGTTCGATGATCTGCACAGCGTCGAGACGCAGCGACAGACCACCCTCACACTGCGCGTTGTTGAAGTAGGGCATGACCTCGAAGGCCACCTTGCCGACCGTCCCGCCCCAGATCGACGGGGCCTTGGTCATCACCTGACCACGGGCGTCGAAGATACGAGGCGCACGTTTCCAAGGCTTGTTGGTCTTCTTCGACACACCCGAGGCGGTCATCTTGAAGTTGAACTCAACGTCACCCGTTTCTTCCTCGGTGTCCTCGTCGTAGACGGGCGAGAAGAACTTGTTCGTCTTGAACTCCTTCTCCTTCCGGGTCTTGACCGGGAGGGCGGCGTACTTCTCCTTGGCCTCGGCCACGGCAGCGTCGAAGTGCGGCTGCAACTTGGCGATCAGGGCCTTGGCCGACTGCTCGTCGAGGATCAGCTTGACCGAGTAAAGACCCTCGGCCTTGTACTTGGTGTCCGGTTCGTTCAGGCGGGGCCACTTGAAGACACCCTTCGGGGTGGTGAAGCTCGGCAGTTTCTGTTTCTTGTCAGTCATGTTCCCTCACAAATGGGATGTTTCAGAGATCGTAGTGAGACGCGATGGCGTCGGGGTTGTAACCCTGTTCGACCAGACGGAAGTAGAGATCGACGGGGATCGGGTTGCCACGGCGAAGGTGGCGGACAGCGAGAGCAACGTCACGCATTGATGACCTCATGCTTGATGTATTCACGGGCAGCGTTGAACTGCGGGATGGCATCACCCTTCTCGCTGTTCATCAGGTTGGTCGTGGCGGTGAAGACATCCTGTGCCGGAACCTTGTAGGCATCGCACAGCAGGAGGAAGAAGGCGGCAGCACCCATCACCTGTGTCTCAGGTGTGAGTGTCTGGACCCCATCAGCAACGGCCATCGTCGCTTGCGACACAGCGCGGGGTTCCGCATTGACCATGCGGTCGTAGATGAACTTGGACATTAAACGCTCCTCCAGAAGTCCTTTGCTTCGTGCAGACCGAGCATGAAGAAGATCGCCACAAAGCAGATGCTCATCCCGATAAGAAGCAACGGGAAGAATATGATACGGTAAAGTGTTGTGAACCAAGGGAGACGCCCCGTTTTGGGGTTCTCCGGCCACCGATACCAAGGAGATTTGTTGATCAGTGGGTTCACTTGAAGTACCCCACCTTCTCAAGACCACTGACCACCACACGGCGGATGAAGTTCTGGTCTTTCTTCTCGTAGGAGTTCAGGTCGAAGGTCTGACCGTCGATGATCACCTCGTTATGGGAAGCACCGAAACGGATCGTGATGGAGGGCATCTTAGGTTTCAACTTAAGTTCC